TTCGCAGCTTTCACAACCCTGTTACCAAACTGCTCAAGCACTTGCTTCATATGTTTAGTGCTTATGGACAAGTGGTAATGGTATTTGCTATGTCAATAGATAGGGTTAGATTCCAACCTACCAATAGGTTCTCAAACCTATCTTCAAAAGGCTCACAGGTAGGTTGTCCGTTGAGTTGGTATTTGTCTTGCATCAAGTCACCTCTTTTGAGATGTGATACAAGGTCGTTAGCTACCAGAAGTTGCGTATTTAAGATATCGTGCCTATTGTCTACACCATAGAATATCTCTGCCTCTTCTCTTGGGTCATCCTTACTTACATCTGCTACATCCATAAACAAGATGCTCATATTGTAAGTGATGCCAATATCGTTAAATGTCACATTGTTTATCATAATATGTGACAAGGGAAATATAGTCTGCTTGTTGAGGTCAACCTCAAAGATATCACCCTCAGTAACTGTGTTGACTTGAGAGTTAGCAATGAGGTGTTCTCTAATCTTTGTTGTAATGTCGTAGAAACTCATAATAGGTTAACTTACTATTAGAGTTAGTGTTTAAAAAGAAAACCCCTCCGAAGAGGGGCTTGGTTGATTATTTGCACCAACCTTCAAACGGACACCACTTGCCTTTAGCAAAACCTGCTAAGTATTGTGGAAAGACACAATGGTCATATCCTTTAGCCATTGCCCAATTAAAGAAGCGTTTTGCTTCCTTGTCTATTTGAGCATTAGTAAGCTCTCTGCTTTCGCAGAAATCATCAAACTTACAAAGAAGGTTAGATAAAGAAGGAGAAGAAAAAGAAACAGACATAACACAAAAGTTAAGGCTCGGACAGGTGAGCAACCTTTGCCTCAATACGAGGCTTACAATTTTTGTTTCTTTCTATAGTGCTAATATATAAACAAAATAATTAACAAACCTAATGTTTCAATAATTTTTTTTCTACATCACTCTTTTCCTTATCATATACAAGTTTGGTAAGGCATTGTGATAGGGGTAACATAGTAATAGTATCGTACCTACTAACATCACCTCCTGCAAGATGGTCTACACTTCCATACCATCCCCACTTTCTACTGAAGTTAGCGGAGGCGGAGAGATTAAGCTCTCCTTCTTCTCCTCCTCCAAAGAGGTCTGGGTATCCTTCAATAATTTGTTGCTTAAACGATAAAAAAAAAGCGTAGCACCTAACGCTACATCTAATGGAAAGTCTGCATAACCATCAGTACCCTTGTAAGGTTCTATCTCATACAGGTCACCCTTCTCCTTTACAATAGGTCTATACAATACCCCTACGGTCTTATGCAGTTGTTGCATATCACTTAGGTAGCTATCCAAATCTATATACTCACCAAAGCTCATCTCTTCAAGGTTGGGTACAAAACCATATTCCTTGCCTCTAAAGGACAATCTCCTTACAAGTGGATGCTTACCACCTACGATAGATAATATGTGCTGAGAGATGTCTAAGATGTCTTCTGCTTTCATTGCATAGGCTACCTTCAATGGTATGTTAGCAAATAGTTCAAGAGCCTTGAGTGTCATAAAGGTTTCATCACCTTCTACCTTTAGAAACTTTTGGTACTGCTCTACCGTGAGTTCTCTTGCGTTCTCTGGAAGTATAACCTTTACCTCCTTACCTGACTGCATATCTACCATAGTTCGGTCTGCTTAGTTTGTTATATGTTGCGTACCTCAATGCATCTATAGCGTGGTTAAACGCATCTATAGGTTTATTGAGTAGCTTACCATTCTTATCTTCTACCCACTTGTAGTTTCTCATCTCCTTGACAAAGTTAGCACCTGTGATATGTAGCTTATACCTCTTGAGCATATCAATACCTGCATTGATGCTATCAGCACCTTTCTTAGTGGGTTTGATATTCCAACCCATCCTGTAGAGTTCTTCTATGGATTTAGGTTCTGCACTATCTGCAAATATCTCTGCTCTTCTATCTATCCCCAATGCTTTTAACTTCTCACTAATATCCCTATTCGTTAGGTTCGTTTCGTATAGAAGTTCTTTTGCAAAAATGTTATTATCGTGATGATAGACACCAACGAGAGTAGTCGGGTCATTAGTAAAACCAAAGTCCATACCGTAGGAGAGGAATTTAGCCTGTTCGGGTATCTCCTCTTCCATAAATGTAAAAATTGTAGCTTTACTTTGACCCCTTTCTCCCAATCCGTATATGCGCCAATAATCCTCATCAGTAGATTGTAGTCTCTCAATCTCCTCCACAATACTATAATCCAAAAAAGGATTATCCAAGTAAGTAGATTTGATAAAGGTGACATCATCTCTCGTGAGTAACCTGTCGTATATCCAATGGAAGTCATCGGAGGGGTTGTAGTCAAGGTATATCTTGTCTGTGGTTCTAACGAGTAATTGGAAGAAGTCTTCCCAAGTAAGTTCGTTTGCCTCGTTACAGAATAGATAGTGCCGTCTTGCACCTCGTTTCTTTTGAGGTTGGTCAAGTGACACGAACTCAATGATGTTGCCGTTAAGCCTATATATGTGTTCGGATTTGTTATGATACTTCTCATCATACAGGTTCATATTAGTTAGTATCTCAATAAAGTCTCTCATCGCAGTCATCTTGAGAGAGGGTAGAGATTTACGCACAATAGTAAAGACCTTACCCTTCTCGGATAAAGCCAATACAATGATGAGTTGAAGTAGTGAGTATGTTTTACCAGAACGAGTACCTCCTTGATTTACTACAATCTTGGTAGGTGCATTATAGTTCTTCTCAAATATCTCACTCGTTTTTATCGCTACGCTTGACAATCTCTATTTTGACTTCGTTAATCTCCTCATCGGTTTCTATCTTGTTCTCAACCCTTGCAAGTTTGGGAGTGGTGTACTCTGCCATTTGGTTGAGTATCGTTAGAGCCTTCTCTGGGTTGTCTGCTGCAACCTCAGTTAACCATAAGGTCATATTCTCTAAGTTATCCTCTACGAGCTTTGTAAAGGCTTCTCTAATCTTGTTAGTGGTTTTATTAGCAGAACCTTTAGGTCTACCGTTAGGGTTACCACTATTTCCTTTCGTGAACTTACTCATTCTGTATTAATCTGTTCTTTACAGGTTAACCTACTTTTCTTCCTTTCGTTTATATGTGATTCCAAGAAATTCCCTTTAGAATATTGTATATCGCTGTATAACCAACTGAATACTCTTTTGCTAATTCTACTATGTTATTTCCTTCCTTGTTGAGTTTTCCTTTAATTGCAATAACATCTTCTTTATTTAATTTTGAGTTACCGTTTTTTGCTCCTTTATTGTTGTGTAGTCCCATATCAATAGCGTGATATGCGTTTTCGTAATTAGTAACCCATTCTAAATTTGATACATTATTGTTTGTCTTTACTCCGTCAATGTGATTTACTTGAGGTTTGCTTTCTGGGTTTGGTATAAATGCTTGTGCAACCAATCTGTGTACCGCAAACTTTTTAGTCTTGCCATCTTTATTTAAACCTACCTTATGATACCCTTTATCACTTATAGGTAGTTTTCTCAATTTTCCTTTAATCAAACACAATCCGTGATTAGTATGTTCAATAACTCTATCTAATGACTTCACTCTTCCTTGATTGGATATCATAAAAAACCCCTCGTATCCATTTATGTCTTTCCAGATTTCTTCGTTACTCATCTCTTTTTTTCTTAGCCTCTTCTCTAAAGAGTTTCTTAATGGTTTGAGTGTTGGCTCTACGAGCTTGTCTATTCTCTCGTGTAGGTGCTTCAGGTAGTTCTATGAAGTTCTTTACGAAGGCTTGTTCATCTCTTGATAGTTGTCCTCTCATATGTATTTGTACGAGGAGTTCAAAGATGTTGTTTAGGTTGTTACGATTGATGAGTACATTAGCACTCTTACCTGTATCACTCATTTTGTTTTCTTACTTGATGGATTCCACTTATCTCTACTCTTTAACTTCTTTGCTTTCCTTTTCTTTCTTTGCAATCTAAGGTTGTTAAAGTATTCTGCTTCTAAGTTATCGTTATACGGTATGTACTTCATCTCTTAGAATTTAATTAGTCTCAGTCTTCTTTGGTACTTGCGTATAAGTAATGCTGAGTTGGTTAATTGGTGTTGTAGTTCTGGAGTCCATCCGAATCTACTTGCTTGTATAGATAGGTTGATGTTATCTATCATTAACATATCAAGGTACTTCTGTACTTCTCGTATGTGTCGTGTCTTGCGAAGGTATGATTTAATCATTCTCTATTCCGTTTTCATCCCTATCTCTAAGGCATAGTTCTATAATTGTCATAGGCTTATTGCAGTTGCAGGTCATTGTGTTACTTTATGGTGTTTATTGGGGGTTATATGCAATACCCTACTATTATACCCATTGCAAATACAATAAACCAAGCAAAATTCCATACTAAAAAACTGTAGTGGTATTTCTTACCAGTTTTGTTGTCTGTTAACCTGTATTTTTTCATCTCTTTGGTTTTATCCTAAACTAATTGTAGGGTGTACATAAACATAAGCTAAAGCCAGTACGCTTAAAGCAAATATGCAAATCGTAAACACTAAAAGGTAGAATAGTATCCTTGTGGATTTTTCTCTTTCACTCATCTCTCTTTGGTGTTAAAGGTTACTTAAAATAGATTTTACCATTGTAAGCATCTATGATACCCCACTTTTTTAACTTTCCATAAGACATATTAGGAAAGTAGTTAGGGTTGAAGTAGTTAATTAGTAGTGCTAATAGTTTTTTCATCTCTCTTTGGTGTTAAAGGTTAAAAAAGACCCCATTAACTGCGTGTACTTTGCAGAGCCTACTTCGCCTTGTTCTTATGGGTAAGGGGTGGGGTCATCTCTTAAATATCTATTTCAAATTTAGGCGTTGGTTTATCAAGCCATTGTATAGGGAAATTCAAAACTTCCATAACCTTAAACAAAGTGTCTTGGCTTATGGTCTTTAAGCCTCCTTCAAAGTTGCTCAAATTACTTTGGTTCAATCCTTCCACCTCTTTGCAAAGTTTGGTTTGCGTATAGCCTCTATACTCTCGTGCTAACTTGAGTTGCTTTCCTCTATTCCAATCTACTTTGTTATAGATTACTTTCATCTCTCTTTGGTTTTATGCGCCTATTTTTAATAGGTTGCGCCTATTTTTCTTTGGTGTTAAAGGGTTGTTAGGGGTTAGCTATAATAAAAATTATTCACGCCACCATTTATAAACACCACCACA